AACCATCTACAACAGTAGCAGTTACTTGTAAAGCAATTACACTTTATAGAAGTGACAGTGCATTTAATTTATGTTGTACTACTCCAACATCAAGAACATTCTATATTAATGGTGAATCTTTTACAGACAATACAAATACTACAAAAGTTTATATAGATGATACTTGTTCAACTTTAACAAATGCTCAATATTTATCAGAAGATTTAGTTAATTATAGATATTTTAATGGTACAAATTTACAAAATACGGCAAGTTGTCCTGAATGTGATCCTGATGTTGTAACTCCTGATGGATTTTTAGTTGAAAGAGATAATTCACAAGATACATTAAGGGTAGATTATAATGCAAGTTTTAGTGTAGGCGAAAGAGTTGTTTTAAATGTTCAAACACAAGATTGTTTCACTATTCTTGAAGAAATAACAACTTCTGATGATTTATCTGCAATAACAATAGTCAGTTTATGTTCAACACAACCACCAACACCAACAGAACAATGTCCAACAATGACATTCTTTGCAAGATATTTAAAGTGTGGTGATGAGCGAATTGAGGTTATTGGAAATAATGTAGATAATTTTCCTCAATTTATAAAACAAGTTTCAAATAGTGATTGTTGGGAGTTTATAGATAGAACTCCAAACACACAAAGTGATAATGAATTTAATTTAGGTTGTTTCCCTACAAGTAAATTTACAACAGGTTTTACTTCTTGTGATGATTGTTTAGGAATATCTACGACAACACAAGTTCCAACAACAACCACGACAACACAACCTTCTATATTTTATAGAATATATCAAAGTTTACAATCTAATTGTAGTGCAGATGATACAATTATTGAAGTATCTAATCAAACAAATAGTTTTCCTGCAGTAATATCAGATGGTTTAATTTGTTATTCTTCACTACAAGATGGTGGTGCAGGTGCAAATGGAGATGTGGACAATTTCTTGGATTTTGTAGATTGTCCTGCTTGTCAAGCATACATAAGCACAACAACAACACAAGCACCTACAACAACACAAGCACCTTGTACTGCAATACAAGCAAGTGTTTCTACGATTGCATTAAGTGTTTGTTGTGGATCAAAAGCAACAACTATATATATAAATTCAACATCAATTACAAGTGCAAGTGTTATTTATACAAATTCAAGTTGTACAACAGTGCTTGGTGCAGGAAACTACATAAACACAGGTAGCAATTTATTCTTTTGGAATGGTAATACATTATCATCAGCAACTTGTCCAAGTTGTCCTTAATATATGAGATATATTTGTTGCCAACCATCAACTGTTTATTATTCGTGGCAAATAGATGCTATGTTACACAGTTTTTTGAAAAATGGTATAAAAGCTGAACAAATTGATATTGTTTTTGCTGATAAACCAAACGATCAATATCCTTGCTTTTATTTAACACAAAAATACCCTGATGTTAATTTTTATTTTTATCCTGATACAAGAGAAAACATAAAATACATTTCAAGTGTAAGACCTCATATTTTAAAGAAACACTTTTATAAATATGCAGATTTATACAAAGGAACTTTTATGTATCACGATTGTGATATTGTGCTTACTAAACCATTAAATATATCTAATAATTATTTGTGTGGTTGTAATCAAACTTGTTATTTAAGTGACACCATAAGCTACATAGGACACGATTATATACTATCTAAAGGTCAAGATGTTTTAGATTTAATGTGTGATGTAGTAAATATTGATAAAGATGTTGTAAAACAAAATCAAGATGTATCAGGTGGTTGCCATTATGTATTAAAAAACATTGACTATACATTTTGGGAAAAAGTTGAAATAGATTGTGAAAACTTATTTACAGAAGTTGTTAAATTAAATACAAAGAAAAAAGATGAAAATGACAGATACCACCCATTGCAAATTTGGTGTGCCGATATGTGGGCAGTTCTTTGGAATCTTTGGAAACTTGATAAAAAAACAGAAATTATTAAAGAATTAGATTTTACTTGGGCAACTGAAAACATAAATGCTTGGGGAAAAAATGCAATATTTCACAATGCAGGTATTAATAATGATAACAATAATGAGTTTTATAAAGCAAAATATTTAGGAAAAAAACCCCCAAAAGATTTAAAGATAAATCCAAATTTAGCTTCTTATAAGTATTACGAAGTTGTAAAACAAATATTGTAAATTTGTAGTATGGGTACAATTAGAACAGAACAAACAAGATTACTTCAAGAAAATGGCACTGAAAATATAGAATTTTTTGTGTATGATAAAGATGGTGTTGCTAAAACAACCTTAAAGCAAACCAAAGATGTTTTAAAACAAGTTCCAAGCACAATTACACCAATTAATTCTGATCTTGTAGCTGAATATATAAGACCATTAAGAGATGCAATAAAAACAACTAAAACAAGCTCAATGCAGCTTTTAAATAAAAATCCAAATTTTAGATACAACTCATTTAATTGGGACATTACTGCATCAAAAGCAACAATCCAAATACCAAGTCAAATTTTAGCAGGTGTAAACCCTGTTTCAGGTATTTATTGTTTATACCAAGAGCAAATGCCAGTTACACCTGAAAAAACAACTTATATGATTAAGAACATTTTAAGTGATACAAGAATAGTAAGTGGTCGTAATATTGAGATTTCTTGGAATTATTATATGTTTAGTGGTGGTTTAGGTTCACCACTTATGAATCAATATATAACTGTTGGTCTTGATTCTACAAATGATGGTACTATTAATAAAATGTATAATTTTGAAGAAAATAAATTTGAAACAGGCACTTTTACAGACGATAAGTTTTTTAAAAAAATAGATTATACTCAATTTGATTCTTGGAATAAATACAAAACTACATTACAATCAAATTTAACTGGTACTGAAACAAATCCTCATATTGAAGTTAAATTGTTTCAAACAACAAGTCCTGGATTTTTATTTGGTAAAGCACTTTATGATGGAATTTCAATTTCTCAAAAAGCTAGTGTAACAAAATCTATTCATACAAAAAGGAGAGGTGGCATATTTGCTTTAGTTGATGGTATTGTACAACAAATTGATGATGAAACAAACATTAGTGGTGAATACAAACAAAAAGAAACAATACTTTCTAATCAACTTGATTCATTAAATGTTGCTTCAATAGAATTTACTTATGGTCGTAAAGACAGACCAAATTCACTATTTAATGCCAACACTTTAGATAAATGTGTGCTACAAGAAATAATAAATGATTTTAGAGAACCATTAAAAAGATATGAAGGTTCTTTTTACAAAGATGATTCTGATGTTGTGCCAATTTATTTTTATAACAAGTTGTGGGTAAACTTTGGAACTGCAGTTTTACAAGAACCAGTTAGTGCTATTATTGATGAAATGGAGTTTAATGTGAAACAAAATGAATATAGAATTGTAATGCACTTACCAAATCAAGATGATGATAAAATCACTTATGATTTATATAAATTTGAATAAAATTTTTTTATAATGAAAATATTTTTAACTTTACCACAATGTTACTAAAGAATATTTTAGAAGGTTGGGGGAATTGGGCTTTAGGTCAATTCAAGTTAGTTGATCCAAAAATAAAGCACTTATCAAAAATGAGATTACTTATTTGCGATGTTTGTGATATTAGAAGTGGTCATATTTGCAACCCATCAAAACAGGGAGTAAATGTTAAAACTAAAGAAATAAAAAATGGTTGTGGTTGTGCAATACCACCAAAGACACTTTCCCCTGCATCTAAATGTCCTTTAGATAAATGGTAACCTATGGATAAAATACAAACTTTTATTAGTGAGTTCGAAATCGAATTCATTGATGATTTAAGGCGATTAGGTCTTAAAAAGAAAGATGTGGCAGAAAAGTTAGAAATGACTATGCCCACACTTAATTCAAAGATTCAAAACCCTGACACTTTAACTGTCAAGGATTTGAGTAATTTGAAAGAATTAGAATTTAATTTAGAAACTATACATATATAAAAATGAATAAAGAGAAAACTACAACAACACCTAAAAAGGGAGTTGTTAAAAAGATGGATTTTCCTAATTGGAGTATCAATCTTAAAATATTTAGAATACAAAATGAACTTGAAGCTATCATTAAAGATGCTAAAAACCCTTATTTTAAATCTAATTATGCCGACATCAATGCGATGTTAGAACAATTACAACCTTTATTAAATAAATATAAAGTTGCGATTGAACAACCAATGAGAGATGGTAAAGTTTTTACCATTCTTACTTGTGTTGATACAGGTGATTCTAAATCATCAAGTTTAGAACTACAACCTATGTCTGATCCACAAAAACTTGGAAGTGTTATTACATATTACAGAAGATATACTTTACAAGGTTTACTTGGAATTAGAACTAAAGATGATGATGCGAATATAGCATCAGGACAAACTATTAACGAAAGCAGAGCAACGAGTTCTGTAATAATTAACGAAATTTAAAAATTATGGCACAAGAATTTGTACGAAAAGATGGTACTGGGCAACTTAATAAAAACTCTTATAAAACCACAGACAACCACCCTGATTATAGAGGTGATGCTAAAATTGATGGTAAAGATAAAGAGTTAAGTGCTTGGGTAAAAACCAATGTTAGGGGTGAAAAATACTTATCATTAAGTATTCAAGAACCATATAGCAAAGAAAAAGTAAAAACTGAATCTATTCCTGTTAAAGCAGAGCAAGATGATGATTTACCATTCTAACTATAAGGGGGGTTAATCACCCCCCTTTTTTAATATCTAAATTATGAATGAACATATTTTATATCACAATGTTTTAGCTAACTACGATCAAAAGCTAAAATTAGAAGAAGAAAAAAATAAAAAATTAGAAAAAGAAAATAAAGAATTAAAAGATGAAATTAGAAAACTTAAAAATAACAAATGATTCAATACAAGATTATCATTCTCAAAAATCAATATCAGCAAGTAGCTTAAAGTATATAGCTGAAACATCTGTTTGGCATTACTTAAATAGAAAACCCATAAAAGAAACAAAATTTATGAAGATTGGCAATGCCGTTCATACAATTTGTTATGAAGGTATTGAAAAGTTTGGCGAACAATATTATGTTATGCCCAAAGTAGATAAGAGAACCAAAGAGGGTAAAGAACTTAATGAAAAGTTAATTAAATGGTCAAAAGGTAAAGTAATAATTGATGAACAAGAAGATCAAATAATAAGGGGTATATATGAAAACTTTAACAAGAGTAAAAAGGCACAAATGTATGCAAAAGGTAAAGTTGAAGTTTCTCATTATGGAACTTATGAGGGCATTGATGTAAGGGTTAGACCTGATTGTATGGGTGATGATTGGATAAGTGATATAAAAACTTGTCAAAACAGTAGTCCTAAAAGATTTCTTCGTGATATTTTAGATAGAAACTATCATATACAAGCCTACTTTTATTCTTTGATGTTGGGTTATGATCCTAAAAAATTTAGATTTATAGCTTGTGAAACCAATCACCCTTATGGTGTAGAGGTGTATGGATTAGATGAAATTTTTATTGAAAATGCTAAAGAAGATTTTGAAAAAGCATTTACGTTTTGGAAATTATATAAAGAGAAAGGTATTGTTACTGGCTATCAATCTTCTAATTTTGCTAAAGATGGTACAATTATTTTAAAAGGTTATAAAAAAAGAAAATGAAAGATTTAAAAATTATTAAAGAGATTGTCAATGAATATTTTCAAATTGACATTTCAAAAAAAACAAGAATGCAAGTTTATGTTGATGCAAGGGGTATTTATTACAGTTTATCAAGAGAACTTGTACCTGGTGCAACTTATGAAAAGTTAGGTAAATCGGTTAATTTAAATCACGCGACAGTAGTAAATGGAATGAAACAATTCAATTTTCTACTAGAATATAATAAATCAACCCAAAATAATTACTTAACTTTAAAGGCAATATGTTTAAAAAATATAGATAAGTTGGCAAATCCATTTGAAAAATATTTAAGTAAAGAAGATAAGTTACAACATAGTGTAATGGAATATTTAGCATTCCAATATCCTAATGTTTATGCTATTCACGTTGCTAATGAAGGAAAAAGAAGTCCATTTGAAAGATTTAAGTTTAAATATTTAGGTGGTAAAGCAGGTGTTCCTGACATACTTATATTTAGAGGGGGAGGAACAGGAAGATATGGTCTTGCTATTGAACTAAAGATTGGTTACAACAAGCCAACCGATAGCCAAAAAGATGCTTTAGAGAGATTAAGAAAAGAGAATTGGGAATGTCATTGGACAAATGACTACGATAAAACTATTGAAATTATAGATCTTTATTTATCTAAACCCAATGATTCAGAGTTATAAAATGGTTTACTGGTCAGAATCTAAACAAAGGATTCGATATACTGTTGTTCATAATTTTGAGGATTTTGAAAACTATACTTATATCGGTTCGCTAACTAAAGTTGAGTTTGATTTATTAATTGAAGCATTATTCTTAAAGTTTCAAGATGAGGAAATATCAAACGAAGATGTACAATTAATGTACGACAGGTTAAGAAAATTTTGTAATGAAATAAAGAATATCACCGAGAACTTGTAAATGAAAAAAAGTTATTATGCTATCATACCTGCATTTGTCAGATATGACCAAACACTAACCCCTAATGCTAAATTATTGTATGGCGAAATTACTGCTTTATGTAATGAAAAGGGATATTGTTTTGCAAGAAATAGATATTTTTCTGACTTGTATAATGTAAAAACAAGATCAATTACCGATTGGATTTCACAATTAAAAACACAAGGATATATCAAATTAAAAATGAATTATAAGGAAAATTCAAAGGAAATTGAAAGTCGTGAAATACATATCACAAATTTTCGTGAGGTAGTGAAAAAAAATGCACCCCCTATGGAAAATATTCACCAGGATAATATATATAATAATATAAATAATAATACATTAGAATATAAAAAGGAAAAATATTCAGAGATGGTTTTAAAATCATTTAAACCAATTTGTGAATTGTTTCCTATTCAAACACAACCTAAAACACAAACTGAAAAAAACTCTTGGCTTGATTGCATAGATAAACTTGAAAGGTTAGATGGATATTCACCAAGAAAAGTTTATTACATAGTCCAAAAAGTTAGATCAGATGATTTTTGGAGAAACAATTTTTTGACCATTTTAAAACTTCGTAAGAAAAATAAAGATGGTTTAAAATACATTAACCTATTCGAAGCCAAATTTGGTAAGAATCTAAAACAAATAAATATATGAGTAAAAAGAATAAACATCAAGAAAGAAAAGAAATTCCTGTTTTTTCAGGAGTTCTAAAATATTTTCCAAAAGCTATTAGATATGTTTCTAAAGTTAGTTATGTTGGAAATGAACAACACAATCCAGGAACACCACTTCATTGGGATAGGGAAAAATCAAAAGATGAACTAGATGCTTGTGTAAGACATTTAATAGACCATACTGAAGAACCAGTTGATGATGATGGGTTATTACATCTTGGTAAAGCAGCTTGGAGAACACTTGGTGCATTGGAGAAGTTTTTAGAGATGAATGATGAGTAGCATAAACACCATTGAACAAGTACATAAATTTGAAAAAATTGTTGTAGATAGATTAAATAAAAAAGGTTGGGATCTAAAATGGACTGGAGGTGCATATGAAAACTATGATGCAAAAGGCTATACTAAAAAAAATAAAAAATGTGTAATTGAAATTAAATTTAGGAAAGATTATTACTATAAAAAGTTACTTGAAAAATTTAAATATGATAAATTAATCAATTTGTCAAACGACATTTTAAAGATATATTTAGTTATTGATCCAAAAGCCACTTATTATTTTTGGCTTGATAATATAACATTAAAGGAAATAAAATATATCGATTGCCCTAAAACAACATTATGGGAAGATGAAACTGAAAAAAAAGAAGTTTACTTATTAGGTGAAGATTTAGCTTCTTACATTGAAAAAGATTTTAAATTTAGTAAATTAATAGATTAAGAAAAAAAAAGAATGAAAGAAAAATTTTTAGAATTTGGAATCGATATCGGTTTCAAACAAGGTGAATTCCATACTACTTGTCCAAAGTGCAGTAGTACAAGAAAAAAGAAAACAGAAAGGTGCTTATCTATAAACGAACCAAAAGGTTTATTTAATTGTCATCATTGTGGATATAGTGGCAATGTTAATCTTCAACAAAAAAAAGAATATGTAAAACCAATCGAGGTTAAATCCGAACTATCCGATAAAACTTTAAAGTGGTTTGCTAAAAGAGGAATATCAGAAACCACAATAGTTAATTGGAAAATAAGCGAATCCATAGAGTATTTTCCACAAGTTAAAAAAGAAAGAATAGCAATTAACTTTAATTACTATCGTGAAAAGCAATTAATAAACATTAAGTATCGTGATGGTCAAAAGAACTTCAAGCTATTTAAAGATGCTGAACTAATCTTCTATGGTCTTGACAATATCAAAGAAATGGAAAAGATTTATATTGTTGAGGGCGAAATAGATGCTTTATCTTTACACGAAGCAGGTCTTTATAGTGTTTGTTCAGTTCCAAATGGTGCATCTAAAGGATCACAACGATTAGAATATCTTGACAACTGTTGGGAATACTTTGTCGATAAAACCGAGATTATATTATGCACAGATAATGACCAAGCAGGACTATCACTTCGAGGTGAACTTGCACGAAGATTTGGACAAGGTAGGTGTAAGTATGTAGAATTTGGCGATTATAAAGATGCTAACGATATATTAATCAACAAAGGTGCAAGTGAACTTCGAGAAGTTGTTAGTAAAGCAAAGAACTTTCCTATTGAGGGTGTACTAAATATTAACGATATTTGGGATAGTGTTTTAAACTTTAACGAGAATGGAATCAAGAATTATAATGTGCGATTGGGAAACTCTAATGAGTATTATAACATTAGCTTCGGAGAATGGACTGTATGCACAGGGATTCCAAATGCAGGAAAAAGTGACGTTATCGACCAAATATGTGTTAATCTTGCATTACAAGAAAATTTTAGAGTAGCAATGTTTTCACCTGAATCTTTTCCTTATGAATCACATATAAAAAGGTTAGCCAATAAGGTGAATGAAAAAGAATGTACAACACAAGATTTAAATAATACAAAAGCATTTATAGAGGAACACTTTTTCTTTGTTCGAATAGATATTGAAAACTTAACCCTAAAAGGCATTTTAGATGCTTTTAAGCAACTTGTATTCCAAAAAGGTGTAAATGTATGTGTGATTGATCCATACAATATGTTAGATCATTCTGCTCAACGTGATTTTACTTATGTTGGAAAACTATTATCAGAGATTACCCAATTCTGCCAACAAACCAATACTCATTTGTTTTTAGTAGCACACCCAAGAAAGATGGAAAGTGTTGATGGTAAGTATAGAGTTCCCAACCCCTATGATATTTCCCAGTCAAGCGATTTCTTCAATAAAGCCTATAACTGTATAACTGTTTATCGTAATCTTGGACAAAAAACTATATATGGAAGTGATAGTGTTCAAATATATGTGCAAAAGGTTAAGAGAAAAGAGAATGGTAAACAAGGCGATTTTATGGTAGCACCTGATTTTCACAATGGAGGTGTTTATAAAGAAATTGATAAAGACAAACAAAGGTTTGAAGTAATAAAAGATAATATACCTTTTTAGTACCTTTGTAAAATGTTTGATGTAAGCATATCGGTTATGAGGGGTTTTGGGATAGGTTTTAACTACTCAAACGAAGATATTGAGGGTGTAGAAACCATAGCCGATGATCTACGACACACTATTCAAATAATCTTTTTTTTCGTAATAATTAACATAAATTACTACACTCCAGTAGAATAAAATTAAAATTTTTCTTGTTGATTATCAAGTAGTTAGCAATTATTTACTAATTATTTACATAAAATATTTTTTATATTGTAAAATATACTTTATATTTGAGTATTATTAAAAACAATTAAAACAATTAAAATGAAAAATTATGAAAAAACAAACAATAAAAGTTTTATTAGAAACTAAAAACCCTGCTGAAATTCTTGAGATAATGGCAAGTTATAATGTAATGTTAAGTAACTATACTGAATTGTCAAGTACTATTTTACTTACACTTAATGGCAAATATGAAGATTTAGAAAAATTATATAATGAAAATGACTTTGTAGATAGTTTTAGCCGTTTTGGTTACTCATTATCGAATGATACTAAAGTTGATCCTTCTGAATTAACTTTTGAAAATTATATAATAAAATAAATAAATAATCAAGG